AATGTCGTGAATGCCGTAGTTGAAAATGATGAAGATGGTACATTCACGAAATGGTTCATCGTACGAACTCTTCTTGACAACCACTTTTGACTTAATGCCAGTAACCTTGGAATGTTCCTTGTTGTGGAACGAGACCTTTTTAATCACCTGCCATTCCTTGACCGGTGACACCCGCAGTCGAATGGTGCTGTAGTAGGGAAATGCGTTGCCCCCAGGAACCACCTCACCAGTTTCGCTCTGTCTTACTTGGTTGGTACACGCCATGATCCATGGGTTGTTGGCAATCATACGGCACGACTTCCGCAATCCTTCGCTAAACTCCTTTGCTCTCCGCATGCCCATTTTGTCGGCTGTTTCCATTTCCAACTTGGTGCTAAGGGCTGCAAGGCTGTCAACACCCCAAATGTGCAGTGGGCTGTTCTTTGGCCCTTTAGTCCATACTCGGTTGAACACTTCGGTTACTGTATCGGGTCGTGAGTACATTTCAGGGTTTATCGTAACCCCGTAAATGCGGGAATACTCAGCATCAAGCCTGCCTTCAGGATCTTGGATATCTGCCGTGCCCCCTTTGCTAAAGGCACTGCCGCACAGTTCGGCAAGTATGCTGGTTTTCCCCGCGCCACTTGGCCCGTAGATTTCCATTATCACACCAGTGGGTACACCGCCCCATTCACTGCGCTTGCCACCAATGGTGAGGTCTAGCACCAACGACCCGGTACTTGCTGTGTTGGAACTATCGGGTTTGGGAAGTTGTTGGAAGAAGGCGTCTTCAATCTGAACACCTTGTTGCACACTTTGAATAAGTTTGCGCGCCTTCTTCGCTTCGGTTTGCTGCTTTACCGTCTTCGTTTGTATTGGCTTGCGTGCTGCCACCCTACGGCCTCCTTGGCAGGGGCGGGCTTGCACCCGCCCCATTGGCGATTATTACTAGGTACGTCTGGGCCTTGCCGGAGGCGCTTGCCTTGTAGCCGGTGCCGGTGCCTGCCGTGTTGTTGGTGCCGGTGCCTGCCTTGTAGCCGGTGGAGCTTGCCTTCCACGTGCCGGTGCTGCCGCAGTTGCTGGAGCAGCTTGCCGCGTTGCAGGTGGGCGCCGGGTTGGTAGTGCCTGTGGAGGCGGTTCAGGTTCAGGTTCATCTTCAACAGGTGGCAAACTCCCAGCATTGGCCTGTGCACAGTCATCCCAAATTTCACAGGTTGAGCATTGTTCGTACTGATCCACATCCTGACCAAACGTTCCACCCGCAGGGCACACAAGATCCCCGTCAACAGGTTCAGGTTCAGGCGCCGCAGCCGCAGGGCGTTGCCTTGGCCTGCTGGCAGGCTGAGCGGGTGCCTCTGTTTGCCTTGTGGAACCACTTTGCACTGGTGTTCTGCCTGTACGGTTGCCCGTGGGTGCTGCTGCCGCCTGTGTGGTTGTTTGGGGCCTTGTGGCAGGTCTGCCACGGGAAGCCACAGGCGCCGGTTGTTCAACACGTTGGGCAACGGTTTGTTCCCCGGTGTACGGCTTGCCGTAGTAGGCCTCGTACAGGGTGTTGTATTCAGGGATAACAACAATCTCATCCAAACAGAACGTGGCGCCTTCGTTGCCTTCGTTCAGAGCATTGTATTCATCGGGCACGGGTTCAGGTCTGTCTTCAAACGAATGGCCAAGGAATGAAGTGGTTTTGCCTTTGCCCTCACGCCGGAAGATAATCGACTTACCATCCCATGGGTCACTGAAGTTGATAAAACCACCCACTGATGCACCGCCACGCGTAGGGCGTTCCGCAATGGCCGTAAGGTTCTTTTCCATGAAGAAGTGGGCAATTTCCCAAACCTGCACACCTTTGGCAATTTCCTTATCACTGTCCCACACCAACACGTTGTAAATGGTGCGGCGTTTGGGGCTAATTGTTTTGATAAGGGTAATGGTATCACCAAACTCGGGGTCGTTTTCGTCTGCATCTGGATCAACCAACCGCCGCAGTTCCGCAATGTGTTCACAGATAGGGCACGGCAGGTCGTAGTTACGGGCGGGACATACGAAGCTGTCTTCATTTACGCCAATGCCCCGGTGCACCCAAATGTCCAATACATAATGCGGGTCATTTGGCTGTACATCTGGGAACGTGCGGGTGGGGTAGTTGTTGCCAACAACGTATGGAAGAATGTCGATGACGTGTTGCCCTTCACCGCAGTTCCACAGGGGAACGCGAATATCGGGGCGAAAGATGTTACTGAAACGTCCTGTATCATCAGCCTTGCTGGCTGATTCCTGCGTGCGAGTTCTGAGCTTGTCGCGCATCATAGTGCGACGATCAACGGTAGGCATGTTTCCTCCTTAGGCTGTGATTGCAATTGGTCGTCTGGTTCTTCTTGCTTCTTGCAGGTGTTCTACTTGTCTCAGGGTTCTCTGGGTTGGCGCCTCCTCTACTACTTGAGTGGTTATGATAGGTCTTGCGAAGTATGAAGATCCATGCAAACGAACGAGGTTGGTAATCATTTCTTTACGCTGTTCCATTGACCACTTGGCACCTGCCAATACGTCGGCTAGAAGTTTGGCATCGTTAAGGTCATCGTTGGCGGCAAGCCACGCAGTAGATTGCCGTACGGCAACCTTTATAGCTTGCTCGGTAACCCTGCCGGTGATACCGAATGATTCGGGAGCGCTTCGAACTTCGGAATCTAACTGCGCTTCCACCAAATCTCGCTGGGCTTTGAGTTGCTCCATGCGGGCGTTGGCAATGGCCCATTTGCGTGACCACTTCTCGTACTTTGCGGACTGTTGTTCACATTCAACGTCAAGATTGTACTTGTCAATAACGATGTCTTCTTCAAACGTTGTTTCATTTGGACTGTACGGTACGCTAATAATGTCTGGCATAAGCACTCCTTTTTGTTTGTGTTTCTATTATAGCAGCACTTTTCAGTACGACAACCAAAAAGTGCTGCTATAGCAGGGGTCCTTTCAAAAACCCTTGCCTACCCTTTGCTTAAGTAATGCCAAGGAATATCGTACTGCTTGCTAAGACGCTTACGTTCTGCCCGTGGTAGTGAAAGAAACTTTTGAGCGATCTTTAGTGATATGGATTCACCCGTTTCTGCGCAGTGCGTTTCAAGCTCGCGGTATTCTTCGGGGGTGAACACACTCACAATCGCTCGGGACATCTTTTCCACTACTCCATCAGGTGGTGGTGGTGTTTCCTCCACCATCTTTTCCACCATACGGCCTTTCAGTTGGTTCAATTCACGTTCACGTTCTTCGGTGTCTTGCATCACTTACCTCCCAAAAGGGTATTGAAGGGGCCAAACATAATGGGGTAGCGTTCACGGAATAGAATCAGCAAGTCCAACATAAGCCATTTGATTTGCGGGTGTGCAGCATTGGAACATCGAAGGTTGAAGATATGGTACCACTCGCGAATGTTCGCTGTCACGACAATTTCAGTTTTCAGTGCGTTGGGCAGCACTTCGCGGGCTTGTTGCGGTTTCCATCCTAGGTCGAGCAGATTGTTGTAGTACAGTTCCGCGTATTCTAATGCAGCCATAAACGCTGTCTGCTGGCCCCTGTCAGACGTGCCCCACCACGTGGGCTTGATGAACTTAATGTCCTTGCCGCCATAGTTACAGTATCGGGTGCTTTCCTGGCTGTAGCTGGCCAGCCGGTGACGAACCAATTCATGCGTTACACCCCGATTGGTAATAAACCGAACCCTGATAACGCCATGCTCTATAACCGAGTGGTGGCCCGACTTGAGCATATTGCGGAAGAAGGCGGCGGCGCTGTCTTTCGTAATCTTATCTTCCGACTTGTAACAGGTTCGTCCTGCTTCCTCAATTGCCTTGAGGATTTCGGTCTCCGTTTCCGTGGATTCGATTGTCGCGCTTTGCTGAATCAGCACCATGTTGTTTCTCCTTTGACAGATTAGTTTCAATTTGCGGAGCACTTCCCACCGTAACGAACTGCACACCATGCACAGGACACCGCCCGCGCATGGTGAATTCAACGAAGTGGGTTGACGTTACTTCCCGGTTGCAAATGCAACACCAGAATCTCGCCATATCTGCCTCGGTGGTTGGTTAGGTGTTGTACACTTTTGGTAACGAGTCAGTGACCATGATTTCAGCCATGCGCTTGACACGATAGGGGGTGTCAGTGTACCACTTGGTGCCTAAGAAGTGATCCTTTACGTCTACCCATTCTTCCCGGATAATATGGTCCCGCGTAGGGCCGAAGTCTTCCAGGGCACCCTTACCCATTTGAAATGCCATGCCCACAACAACTGCTTGGCGGTTGACAGACAACTTATTCCAGTAAGCTCCCAACCATATTTTAGCGGCTATAACAGAATTGGCGACATCTTTTTTGAACAGTTCGTCTGCTTGTTCTGGCGTAATGGTCAGCTTACCGTTTATGGTCCCATAATTCCTACGATCTATTGGAACAATAAGATGGCCAATGCCGATGGTGGGATACCCCTTGCTGTCTAGGTATTCAGTGAGTTTGTAACCTTCCTCATGCCGAAGCATCTTATTCAATACTTCCAGCAACGTTTTTTCATCATTCGGTGGCGCGGAAACATCTTTAACCACAGCATCAAGGGTAATGGTTTCGGTAAGAATTGCCACCGTACCATTAGGGTCAACAAACACCCCAATTATGGGTGGCGTTGTACCAAATTTGGCCTTGATGAAAGCCTCGGCCATTTCATGGAGGGAAGTGGTTGTCCATACTTTCAAGCTTGCCATAGTCTGTTCCCCTTGTAGTCTCGCACGACAACATTGGAATGGTCAATGATGTACTTGCTGGCATCGTCGTAGAAAACCATTTCAAACACCACCACTTCCACAATGCCCGCATTGATTATGGCACTCATGCAATTGACACATGGTAAAATACCGCCCGACAAGTACAGTGAACACCCCATGGTAGACACCCCGTTGCGCGCCGCATTGACAATGGTGTTTACCTCGGCGTGTACGGCCAAGCACAAATGCAAGCCCTGCCCAGTGCCATATCCTAACCGTTTGCGCGGGCATGTGATAGGGTTGGTTTTTTCTTTCAGTGCTTCCTCACGTTCGTAGCAAT